GCTGTTTATCTGCATTTTGTCATTCTCAACCATGTTCTTGAACTTAGAACAAGCACTGATTTTACTCCTATGTGTAGTGTTAAATCCTTTACGGAACTTTCTAATATGTCCTTTACGTATTGGTTCACTTACGAATAGTCCTGGTATGTTTTCTTCACCTACATCATTTACAACTAACAATGCCGCTTCGCCAATAGTATTGTTTTCAATGCTCCAATAAATGTTATTTGCATTTGGTGCTCTACATTCAGCATTAATATAGTCTGCAATATCTTTTAAAACTCTAATCTGTCCTGGTATAGGTGTAGTATTGTGTCTCCACTCTGCAACTTGTTTGTAACTTGGTAATTCAAATACTTGTATCGCGGCATAGTCGCCACCTGTACCCATGCTTGGATCTAAACTAATACAATATGTTTGATCACGTTCAAGTTTTTTGTACCAACGTGTCTGTCCCATATTCTCGGTAGGTTCGTTGCCTTCAAGTCCTGCTAACTTAATACTATTAATAAGTGTTTCGTCAAATACTAAGAATTCACAACCATACTCACGTCTAAATCTTTCTTCGCCAATACGACCAATCTCTGCTTTTTTCCATTCTTCATCTCTGTCAGGATGTTCTTCCCACTTAACAGTAAAACCGTGAAATCCGTTTATACCTACTTCACTTTCATTACCATGTTCATCAAATTTGTTTTGACTTTCTTTCCATATGGTAGCAAAAGTATCTTCGTCTGAGTTAGGTGTGCTTGTAAGAATAGCACGACCACCTGTTGCAAGTGTAGGAGATATTGAAGTCCAAAATTCATCTGCAATAGTAGGTTGCACAAACGCAAACTCATCACAGTATAGTAATGATATGGACATACCACGTCCTGTGTTTCCTGTTGTAGTAGCACTTACAATTCTACTTCCGTTTTCAAATTCAATTGAACCTTTGTTGTAGTTTGTAACACCTGCTCTAATATGATCAGGACACATTTCGTAAACGTATCTAATACGTTGCATAATTTCTTGAGCACCTGTATACTTGTGTGCCGCAATAAGAATAGTTTGGTCTGGATGAAACATTGCGTACCAGGCAAGGTACACAGCCGCACAGGTTGTCTTACCTGTTTGTCTTGGTAACATATTAATATTGAATCTATGATTGTGATAACTGTGCATCAATCCTACTTGATACTTGTAAGGATCAAATAACAATTTTCCTTTTACTGGATGTTGGATATATGCAAAGTTACTCGCGAAATACAAGTATCCTTGTTTATGATCCATACAGGATTGCAGATCATTAATCTGTTCGTTTGTATATGTTTCTCTTGTATTAGCCTTTTTGGTTAATACGCCATCTAAACTTTTATTTGCCATTGTATAGTATTTACTCAAAAAAATAGGCCCCTGAGGGCCTATTTGAGTTTACTTGAGTAAAAGTAATTTTATATTATGTGGCTACTAATGTTGCCGCGTCAGTAACTAATGTACCGCTTGTATCAATATTGTTTGGTCCAACTGCTGTAACTGTGCTTGTTGGGTAGTTTGCCGCTTTACCAATTAGTCTAATACGTGCTTGTAAGTCTGCCGCTGTTGCACTGTTGTCACATACAACAGTCATTGTACCACTTGCATCGTTAGTAGTACTATAAATTAAAGGATTAATTTCTTTGCAAATTGCTTCTACTGTTTCGTCAATAGCATCATCTTCTGCTCTTAGATCAACTGCTGTACCGTTTGCAATTTTTACTAAAATCTTAAAAGCGAATGCACCTGGGCTAAAAACATTTCCTGCTGTTGATAGTCCTGATCCGTGTACTCTTGTTATTCCCGCCATCTTCTATCTCCTTACATGCAACTTGATGCGTACAGTTTTTCAAGTTGTTTTGCTTCACAACCCATTTCAGTATATTTCTTCATGATATCTGCTTTAGACATACCGTCATCTTTGCATTTTTTCATTTCTTTGCCGCTTGGTAATTGTACTTTTTTACCTTTGCCTTCTTTAACACTTTCTTTTTTAGCATCTTTATCTTTGATTGCTTTTTTCATTGGCTCTTTTTTATCGCCATCTTTGTCCATATCTAAGAAGTCTGGTTTTGCTTTTGCTTCGGCAACATCTTCATCACAATGACAGTCGCTTTCACACTGTGCGTGATCGTCATGTTCGTCACAACCACAATCATCACCTTCTTTCATGAACTCTGAAAGTTTAGCAGAAAGTTCTGCTCTTAATTCATCTTCAAGTGCCATTGGATTATCACCACCTGATACTGGACCATGTGATTTCTTCTCTGCACCATCGTGTCCTGAAGCAATGTCTTTTGTCATAAAGTTATGGTCTTGATATTTTTCATCTGGTGAATTATCAAAGCCACTTGCTTCATTGTCAGTGTCATCACAAGCCATGTCGTCCATTGGCTTTGGTTCGTCACTTACAAGACTCATCATTGATTTCATGTCATCATGTGGATCCATTGGACCCATCATAGGTGCTTTAGGTTTGATTGCAGTTGGAATGTCTGCAATATCACTTGCACCTTCTTTGCCTTTTAAAGCATTCATTAATTTAATTACGTCTTCGGCATTATCGCCTGACATATTAATTGACGCCGACGCCGCTTCATTCATTGCTTCGTCCAACGCTACTATTTTTTTGTAAATTTCGTTTAATTTCATAATTAACTCCCTATTGGACTTTTGGTTCCGATATCAGCGGTTGCGTCCATCTGTTTTTTATCTGTAGCACCTTCTTCAGGTAACTCAATTGCTTTACCAGTAAATCTTTCTTTAGATGCAGTTTCTAACTCTTTAAGAAGATCCATAACTCTGTTTCCACCTACTTCTTTTTGTACTGAAGCATCTGCTGGAGACATTTCTTCTTTAGTAAGTTTTGTTTCATATGGTGCACTTTGATCAATTTCTTGATATAACTCTTGAGGTTCATTTGGATTACGTACTACTATGTGTGATTGCGGAATACCTAATTGGTAACCTAAGTACTCTTGTAACATTTCAGTGTGTGTAGGGTATGTTACTTCGCACTCGTAGTAAGTTACTTCTTCATTCTGCAATGCAGGAAAGTCCAACGGACGTTCTTGGATTGGTGTTTTCTTACCCGGCGTACAATTTTGTACACCAAATTTTCTTAGAGCAGTTTCTAACTTGTCTGCTATACCTGTGTTATCACCAGCAATACCAATTTTAAAAGGATAAACTTTACCATTGTATGCTTCTGTTAAATAATCGCTATATTTTTTCATAATTGTGTTTTCCCTACTAAACTATTTATCCATGTTCTTGAGTTTTTCTAACAAACTATTACGGTCTGTAACTACATATCCTTCGCCTGAAACAACGCCATCTGGTGAATCTCCACCGTCTTTGTCCTGTTTTTCCTTCTTAAGTTGTAGTTCTACCATCTTAAGTTTCTTATCTAATTTTGCAACCTTAGCGTCAAGGTTAGTTTTAAGCATATTACCTGCTACTTCAAAAACCCTACCACTATATCTGCTTTCAACGTTCATACCCAAGTCCATTAGATCTTCATATGCGTTCATAGACTTTTCAGCAACTTCATTTAGTTCCTTATCAGCCATTTCGCCTAAGCCTTTTACTTGTGGTAATGCCGCACTAATTTTGTCCAACTCAGCAATATTACGTTGAGTTTCTTCATGCTCTACAATAGCATGTTTCTTTTCTGCTTTAGCAGACTGTTCCTTGTCTTTCTGAACAATCTCTTTGCTGTCTGGCATATTAAGTAATTCTTCTAATTTCTTCATATTTTGGATTCCATTAAATGCTACTATTATTTAGCCTTTGCGTTGACCAGAGTGGAACATATCCTTCTCTGTAACGACCCTAAAAAAGATACCTTTATCCTTGCACCATGCCCTTGCGGCCTGCCATTTAGCCATGTTTAGTGCAACAGCCATTTGCTTTTGTTTATTTCTGCCTGCACTTTCCATAGTTGTTTGATTGTCTGGTTTAACTTCTATAACTTCTGCACGTTGTTTGCCATTCTTATCCATGTAACTAATAAAGAAGTCTGGTACATACACTGTTGCTTTTCCTGTAAAAGGATTTACATAAGGTATCTTTACTGCTTCACTTGCCCATTTGGCAACGTTAGGATTTTCATCGCAGAATTTCATAAATGCGAATTCCCAACTTGATCTATATAATGGTGTTTTGCGACCGATATACTTGTCTGGAAACTTTAAGTTGTAACGTCCTTGGGCGTACTTGGCCATGTTACACTCCTATGTTTCGTGCTTCAGTCCTGTTTTGTATGTCAACTACTCTGTAACCTAATGTACTAATTTTTTCTCTGTTATAGTTTAGTACTTCTGTTACAACACTACTCAACTGAACACTGTCTGTTTTCTTTAGAGTATCAAGTAATTCAAAAACATTTACGTCATCAAGTTTTGCTTGTTGTAACATTACTGTTCCTACAGCAATGGCAGAAGTTTTTTCAAATCCTCTGCTTGTAAAAAATCCTATTACAGCATCAACTTGGTTAGTAGGAAAATTAATAAAGTCAGTAAAATACTGATTGTAAAATCTCTTTACATCATTTGCACTATCATCTTTTACTACTTTAGGTAGGTTACTCATTTTATGTCCTTACAATGTTAGGCAAGTTAGCAAGTGTTTTGCTATTTGCCGCTTCTTTATATGCCGAACTTGCACTGTCCCATGCGGCGTTAATCGCATTGACACTTGCATCACCCCCTGCGGCTAAATGATCTTTTTTGTGTGTTGTTGATTTAGATAAGTCTGCTAACTTGTCTGGATTGTCTACAAGTTCTTTTGTAACGTCTGCAAGGCTTGTACTTTGTACTGCTTTTTGTATTGCCGCCACAGCACTTACACCAGCAACTGCTGTTGCAACATCTTTTAGTGATCCACTGCCACTACCTTTAGGAAAAAATGTATTTGCAACTCCGCCAACATTTATTCCACCTACGTCTCCAATAGCACCTTTAATAATTCCAAAGCCTTCTTGTCTAATTCCGTCTTTAGATAAATCCTTAACATTTCTTGCAGTGTTGGCCGCTTTTAAAACTGTACCTAACAATGCTCCTGGTGACTTAAATGCATCGCCTGATGTAATATCTCCAAACACATCTGCCGCACCTGATGCAACACCACCAACACCAAATAGACTTGATGTTCCGCCGCCACCTAATGAAAGTGGACTTGGTGTTTTATCATAATGTTCTGTTGCAAAACCTTTTGGTGCTGTACCTTCTGACACTGCACCTCTTGTGTACCATACTGTTTCAAACTGAACACTCATTGTACTTTGTGCAACACCGGCACCATCTGTTTGATCCATTGTGTCATGTTGCCAACTATTAATAATAGGATTGACAAGTGTAAATGCTGTATAACGTTTACGTGACATTTGATATACAACAATGCTATCAAAGAAAGGATCTATACTATCGTTATCAAAACCATATCTATATTTTGACTGTGGAGAGTTTGCATCAGCAAAAGTATTTGCTCTGTTGTATGCAGAAGCAGTCGTGTTAGGACTTCCTGCTGTATCAGTTGATGCATAGTTTCCATCTTTGAAATAATATCTGTAGTATGCTTCCCACATTGCAGTTGTAAGACCATAGTTGTCATCATGGAAAGTAAAATTACAAGGACTATAGTCTATGCGTTTTTGTAAAATTCTTTTTCTATTGTATTGATGTTTTACTTCTGTAGTAACATCAAACTTAGGCAAGTCAACACTCTTAACTAACATATTAATAGTGTTACTATGTTTCTCTGATAGTTGTGGAATAATTGAAGAAGCCTTTCTATTAATGTTGAATGCAACATGATAAAGAAACTTGCTCTTAGGTGCATACTTAAATGCATCATCTACATATAATCTTGAAGCATGTTGATAGTCTGCAAGATTACCTTTTGGACTTAATGCTCCAGATACTAAATTGTCAAGAAATGGGGTTAACTTATTTGCCATACTAATATTTATCTAAAAAATAAAGTGGGTATAGAATAAAAAAGGCGCACTCGGCGCCTTTTCTACGTTTATTTTAAAACTCTTAAACTTGATTATACTGCGCCACCGCCAGTAACAAGTGTGTTGATAGTTCTGCCTACAGCAGTACCAATACCTGTTCCTTGTGGTGTTTGTATCGCATTATCGTATCTAATACTTAATGCAACACTAACTACTTCTGATGTCGCGTATGCTAATTGGTTGTAGTTTGCACTTTCTAAATAACAACCGTATAACTCAAATGTTTCAAGCACATTAACTGTGTTTGCACCGTTACCACCATCTAAAATTTCAATACGTGTAACGAATTTGTAGTCCGCGCCTGATGCCGCACCTGATTGTTCAAAGAAATCAAACTGTTTCTGCAACTGCTCGCCAACAAGTTTCTGAACGTTGTTACTTACATCTTCACGTAAGTTTAATGTAATTGGTTCCCAAGTATGTTTTCCTGCAAGGAATACTTTTGAGTTGTATACATCAAGTGTAATCTGTTCAAAAGTTACGTTAGGTCTACTTACATCGACAACCTGTTTAGTTAACTCTGTAGTTGGTGTTGACACTCCAAAATTTTCCAGTGACACCCTGAAGCGGTACTGCAATTTTGGCATTAACAAACCTTGTGAACCTGCACTCGCGTTGCTGTCCAAAGGTACTGTTAGTCTTGAAAGTGATGAAATTGCCATTTATTTGCTCCTATTACTTTTATTTATCATATTATAGGCCCGCTATTTCTCCAGTGTTTTTAAGTCTTAATGGAATGTAAATAAACTCCACTGCTTTCACTGGTTCAATTGCAATGTCTACATAAAGTTCGTTTCTATCAATTCTTGATGGAGTGTTGTTACTTTCGTCACACACTACTAAGAAATCATATAACGCTCTTTGTCCTACAAGCTCAAGCATCAAACTATCTGCTTGTTGTTTGATCTCGTCTCTTGTGATCTTATCGTTAGGCTCAAAAATGTAAGGCTTCGCAAGTTTGTTTAACTGTCCACGTAAGTAAATTACTAAACGTGCAACGTTAATTCTATCTAAAGAACTTGCATTTTTCGCTCTTGTCTTTTGACCAAAGTTAACAAGACCTGCACCAGTTAAGAATGTTACTGGGTTAACCTTGTTACTGTACAATGTATCTCTTTGACCTTCGTTAAGAGCAACTGTTTTAAACTCGCCTTCGTTATCAATAAAGCCTGCACTTGAAGCGTTAGTAATTCCACCACGTCTTGTTCCTGCTGGAGCAAACCATGGGTAACTAACTTGATCACTTAATGCAATAGTTCTAAGTATACCATGTGATGCTGGAACAACTACGTTGTTACCGCTGTTATCACTTGTGAATAAACTTGGATAAAACACACCTAAGTATTCGTCACTTGTTACTAATCCATTATCGTTATCTTCAACAGCACCGTTAACGTTTGTTGCCCAGTTGTTAATTCCTGTGGCATCACTTGCTAATCTCATTGGAGAGTCACCAACAACAAATGCTGTTAAGCCTCTGTCATTGTTCAATGTAACCATTTCACCAATTAGTTCTGGATAACCAGGTGTTGCTAATAAGTTAAAGATTCTTGATTCGTTATCTCTAATGTCTTGGTTGCTGTTCATCATTGCCTGTAATGCTTGTACAACAACTTTACGCTGTGCCTTACGACCGAATGTACCTGAACCATCTGCTTGGTTAGCACTTTCAGTTACCCATCTGTGTGGATAGTAAGACGCCATTGACTCGTCGCCAGTACGTGCATTATCTTCTGCAAGATCGATTGAATTACGTACAAATTTCTTAACGTTAAATCCAGAACGTCTTAAGTTCCATAGCAACATACCTTTTGGATATAGTGCTGGATCTGGAGCATCTGGGTCTAAGTAATTACTTGCCGCTAAATCTGCAATAGTACCTGCTGATCCACTGTTAACACCTGAAGTATTATAACGTGCATCTGCAAACAACACACCATTCTCTGTAGTCTGGTCTGTGCTATCTCTTAATACCCATTTCAATGTAGTTCCATTGTATTGGTAAATTACTGGATAGTTTTCTAAGTCTGCTGTACTAACCCAAAGGTCGCCATTTACAAGTGCTGAACCATCTGATTGTGTAGTTGGTTCTGTTGCACTAACAATTGGACCATTTGGTGAACTGTTTGGATATCCTGAAGCATTGTCTTGGTAACCTA